AAAATATAAAATTGATATAACTAAATGAATGAACAACAAGAAAAAAAAATAGAATATAATCCTGATTTTTGGAATATTGGGGGTAAAAAATCTAGAAAAAATACCGGAAAAAAAAAAACAAAAGAAGAATATTCAGATAATTTACCAAACGATAATTTATCAAATGATAATTTACCAAATGATAATTTTATTAATCAATTATCACAATTAACAAACATTATGCAAAACAATAATACATCAACCCCAAATTGGGGAAATCTAAAGGATGGTAAATTACCAACATATAGAACATATTATAATATCAATAATAAGAATAATAATAATAATGAAAAAAATAATCAAACAATAGAATCAGTTAATACTAATTCTAATTCAGAACCAATTAAAGAACCATATATGTTAGGAAAAAATAAAAAAAATCGTACCACAAAAATACGTATACAAGGGAAAAAATCACGAAGAAAAATTAAAAAATATATAAGAGAATTAGATCAACAATCGTTAACTGATATTAAAAACGATTTATATAATAATTGTCTTATTAAATGTGGTACTAATACACCCAGTGACGTTTTAAAAGAAATGTATAAAGCATCAAAACTTTCAGGAGGAATTAAAAATAAAAATAGTGAAATATTATTACATAATTTTTATTCTACTGAAGAAAAAGATGATTAAAATTATAAATCCAGAGATCTATTTATAAAAATTGAATAATTTTATCTAGAAATAACAGTTTCATAATATAAAAAATGAATATGTCCAATAGATTTAATCTTAAGATAAATATTCCTCATGAAGAAGATAATAAATATCATAATGAAAAAATAAAAAATGCTATGATGGCTGAAGAATTATATTGGAAAAAAAATCAATCCGAATATTATAAATATTTAAATAATGAATTGCAACAAGACATAATGGATCTGCCCACCCCTCTAACACCTAGTATGCCTAAAAAATATAGGGTAAGTGAGAACATTCCTATAAAAAATAACACAGAATATTATATTACCTATTTTAAACCATTAATGCTTATATTACTTCTTCAATATAGTGTATTTATATGTTTTATTATATTGACTTTTAAACCTATTATAAATATTTTCTAAATTAATTGTTTTTAACATTTATTATTTTCCAGTGTGGTAAAAACATATCACGATTAAAATCCTCTATATTAGAAATATGTTTTTTTTCACCAAACCAAACATTTGGATAATAAACTATATTATCATTATCATTCATATATGCCCCCCACCAACTAAAAGAACTGTTTGCTATAATATTATGTTTACATAAACTCATAGATAACATTTGCTCCCAATCTTGTAATTCGTGATTTACATTTACAAATTTCATATTAGAAAATATATTTTTTAATTTTACTATGTAATTCTTAACTAATTCTTCATCGGGTTTTTCATAGAAATATAATACTTTCCAATTATCCTTTTTTGTATTATCCACAAGATTTTTCAAAGCATTTATATAATAATCTATCTTTAAAACAGGATGATATGCCTGAAGATCTAAATAATCTCCAATTCTAAAATGTAAAGAAACACAATCTATAAAAAAATCTACTTCATATTTGTGTTTCAAAGTTAATTTTTGATTTTCTAAATCTATTAAATCACATATAATTTTTTTATGATTGTTAAAATATTTATAACTTTGAAAATATCCGAATAACTGTATATTTTTATTAATATTATTGTTAATAACTATTGGGGAAAATTGTTTGCTTGTTTCCTCTTGGTACATTTTGTGGTATGGTTGTAAATCCTTAATAAAAATCTGTAATTTATGTAAGAAATTAGACCAATAAAAGATTTTTCGCCACCCAATTTTTGGCGATTTTACATTTTTAAAATAAAAGGGTATTTTACAATCTATTGAAGTGGCTATTAATGTAAATATTTGAAATAATTGATTACCTAATCCACCCATTAACTCAACTGTTATATTTGTAGTCATATATATAATAAAAATTATGGTAATATATTTAATACATTAATATTATTAATTATAATTTTTATCTAACATTAGATGATTATAGTCTACATATGTATTTTCAATATTACTATAATCGGGTAATTGTGTAACTGTACGTGGATAACATATAAACCAATTATCACTTTGTTGCAATTTCATCCAAATTACATCAATCGCATAAAGTGTATGACTTTCGGGATTTTTTATTAAGTTGTTTAATCCATATTTTATATTGTTTATAATTTTATCATAATAATGTTCTTTTACTATATAACCAGTAGTTGTGAAAGATCTATACACTTTTAATATATTATTAGTAATTTTTTTTATAGGATTTCTTAAATTTCCAGCTAATAATAGCACATCAAAATCTATATTTCCTTCTAAAAAATTACGTAATAATGTATTAAATTTAGCTTTATCAGTAAATAGTATATCATCTTCTATTATTACTATATAAGGCATTTTTTTTTCTTTTGCCATCATTAATAATTTTAAATGACTCATAGAACAACCAACCCTACCACTATGTGCTTTTATAGCATTAAATCTAGTGTAATTCCATTTAAGTTCATTTAATTCCTTCTCCACGTGTATTTTTCTATCTTTTCTTTCATCTAAATTAATATAGTAAACATTATCTAAAATAACATTATTTTTATCATCTATCTTGAAAGATGTCATGATAATATTATATATATAAATTTTATTAGTATTTAAATATATTATAAAAAATAAATCTAATAGATACTTTTAATAATATATGGCAAATGACAAAACAGAAATGATGCAACAATATTTTGATGAAAGCAAAAAATTAAAAGACGATTATGGTGAAAATAGTGTAGTTTTTATGCAAAACGGTACTTTCTACGAGATGTATGGTGAAAAGGAAAATTGTACCACAAGTATACACGAAGTAGCGAAAGTGTGTGATTTTAAACTAGGGAATAAGACAGACAAAATCTGGCAGGCAGGAAGTCCTTTGTATGTATTGGATAAATATGTTAATAAATTACAAAATGCAAACTATACTGTTGCGGTATATGTACAAGACGGTAATAAAATGGAACGGGTTTTAGAAAATATATACTCACCAGGAACTTTTTTTCCACATGATCAATCTGATATAATAACAAATTCTATAAGCTGTGTATGGGTATTTACTACAAAAGAAAATTATATAATAGGTATGTCCAACATTGATGTTATTACCGGAAAAAGTGTTTTATATGAATACACAGAAAGCAAAATATCACCTACATATGATGAAACAGAACGATTTATTTCAATACACAATCCAAACGAAATAATATTTATTCATTCTGAAAATAATTGTTTTATAAATAACCTAGTAAAGTTTTCAAATTCATTGAATCGCACCAAATTTATAATTGATCTTAACGATACTGAAAACAATCAAACCGTGCGTGCTAGCAAATGTGAAAAGCAATTATATCAATACGAAATATTTAAAAAATATTTTAAAAATATACAATCGCTGTCTTTTAATCATACAATTGCGATTACGTCTATGACATTTTTGTTAGATTGGGTATGGCGACATAATCCAAATCTAGTGTCCAATATACAACCACCAATATTTGAAAATAATTCAGAAAATATGAGATTAGCTAACCATTCTTTACAACAACTAAACATAATAAACGATTCCAATGTAAATAATTCAAATACTTCTTGTATTGTTAACCTGATTAATAAATGCGAAACTTCTATGGGAAAACGTTTAACATACACAAATATTGTACATCCACAAGTGTCAAGTGAATCAATTATAAATACATATGATATAGTAGAATATATAATAGAGTTGTCCGAATTTATTCAAAATACACGGAAAGAAATGAGAAATATCAAAGACATAGAAAAATTCATACGAAAGATAGCATTATCTACAATTACTCCATTAGATATTTATTACTTACATGAAGATCTTAAAATAATAATGACATTATATGAAACAATAATTAATGACGATACATTAAATACATATTTCAAAAAAGTAAATTCTATTAATATGGAAACAATACAAACCAATATTATGAATTTATTAGAAAATATAGAAGATGTATTTAACATACAATTGTGTTTCGAAGAAAGTTCTATATACACTACAGAAAAAAATTTAATTAACTATGGATATTCGGAAACACATGATGAAATAGTGATTATATATGAAAATACGGATAAGGACTTGAATATTATTAAAAATACCTTAAGTGATTTGATTAAAAAATTAACTCTAAAAAACAACAAAAAAAACAATGATGATTTTGTAGATATAACTAAGAAAGAAAAGGGTGGTTATAGATTGATTGCTACTAAGAAAAGAGCAACAGTTCTTTATGATAACAAAGACAAAGAATCGTTATTATCATCTCCAATTTTTTTGCAAAGTTTAAAAAAAAATTTTACCATAAGAGATATACAATGTATACCAGATATAAAAGATAAATTAAATATATGTAATACACAAATTACACGAATATGTTCAAATATGACAACATCACATACGAACATGATTAATTCACAAAAAGAGATATTCAATGATTTTGTAGAAAATGTATTGAAAGAGTATAGTGATGTGTTATTGAATGTAAGTAATTTTGTAGGTCATTTAGATTATATATTGAATATTGCACATATATCTAAAAAATACAATTTTTGTAAACCGAAAATAGTTAATATCAATAATAATAAATCATTTGTAAACATAGAAAAATTGAGACATCCATTAATAGAGCAATTACTAACGGATGAATTATACGTTCCAAATGATGTTAAATTTGATGAAAAAAACAAAGGTTTATTGTTATTTGGTACGAATGCGGTTGGAAAAAGTAGTTTTATAAAAGCACTGGGAATTTCAATTATTATGGCACAAGCAGGTTTTTTTGCTCCGGCTTCTAAATTTGAATACTTTCCGTTCAAGCAAATATTCACTCGTATAATCGGAAACGATAATATATTCAAAGGTCTATCTACATTTGCAGTAGAAATGTTAGAGTTTAAGAATATTATTGAAAATGTATGTGAGAATTCAATTGTTTTAGGTGATGAATTGTGTTCTGGTACAGAAACAGACAGTGCAATTAGTATTGTGGTGGCAGGAATTAATACATTATATAATAAAAAGTGTTCTTACGTATTTGCTACACATTTTCATGAAATTGTGGAATTAGATGAGATAACAAGTAAAGAAAATTTATCAATCAAACATATGTCTGTTATATATGACCGAAGTAAAAATCGACTAATATACAACCGTACATTACAAGATGGTCATGGAGATAGTATGTATGGTCTTGAAGTTTGTAAATCGTTGAATTTACCTTCAGATTTTTTGTTAAATGCGCATGAAATTAGGAATAAATACAACACAAAAGGAAAGAGTATTTTAGATTATATTCCATGTGAATATAATGCAAAGAAATTGAGAGGGGGTATTTGTAATATTTGTAATATTGATATTGCGACAGATGTTCATCATCTTCAATATCAAGAAGATGCTAATAGTAATGGTTATATAAGTACAAAAGAGGTTTTTCATAAAAATCATGTTGCAAACTTAATAAATATTTGCGAAAAATGTCAAAAGAAAATACATAAATCACAGAAAAAAATGTGTATAAAAAAAACAACATCAGGATATGATATATTAGAGATGAATTAATATTTGCTAAATAATATGGGTGGTGCTTTTTATATATTATCGAGTTTTTCTTGTAGTTCTTTAATTTTATGTTGTTGATTTACTATTATATAGTGTTGTTCTTTTAATTTTTCTTGTTGTTTCTGTAATATTTGAATTATCTCATTAGAATTTAAGGGTATTTTACCTTTTTCGGGATGATCCATCATAAATAAAGGTTGTTTCGCTTTATTATTAATAGATTCTTCCTGCATTTTTTTACGTTGTTCTATAAGTTCTTTTGTTTGTTTTATAACATCTGGTTTATTATTAGGCGAACCTGGTTCATATGATTGTAATTTATCATCAATATCCATTAAAAAAAATTGTTTTATTTCAGAATCTGTAACAAATTCATTTACTGTTCTATCAGAAGGTTTGCAAAATTTATTTGGAGCATCTTTCAAAAGTGTTTTTTTATCAAATGTATTTTGTATATGTGAAAACACTAAAATAGTGTGTTTTGGTTCTAATTGTACAAATGGAATAGTATAATTTTTTAAAAATTCTTTTTCTTCTGCTAAACATGCATTTTCATCATATTTGGTTTGATTTAAAAGTTCTCGTTTAAAAGCGAATGTTCCAGCTGTAGCGTGATTTGGTCCATAAGGACCAAATTGGTACATAGTATTTATATGTTTAAACCATATATATAATTCACTAGACCCTGCACACAATGCTTTTGAATTAGTCATTAACATTTCAACCGCATGACTTATTCTAGTGGGTGGATAATAATCATCGTCATCCATATATACGATAATATCTCCACAAGATTTTTCATGCATAATATTACGTTTTTTACCTAATGTCATTTTATTATCATATTTAAAATATTTAACATTAGGATGATATTTTACTAAATCTTCTATTTTATCTGTACCATCATCAATTATAATCCACTCTATATTATCTTTGGGATAGGTTTGACTATTAAAACACTTCAACATTATAGGAATAAATGGTCGCCTATTAAAAGTAGGAGTACAAACACTTACAAATGGCAGTTTTTTTGTATTAGTTGAAGATTTCCTTTTTTTTTTCCCCATTTTATTTATTAATATTTATCCATTTGTTTAAATATTAATAAATAGATAAATAATTTGTTATAGTTAAGTTCCATCATCTAGTAATTTATTATTAGGAGGAGCACAACATAAACATTTAAAATCATTTATTTTTAAATGTAATTTAATCAATTGTCCTGGTCCTTTGGGCATTATATTTATATAATAGTATAAGTTAATTTTTCATTATATTTTATATAATAAAATATTATGGAAAATATAGAGAGATTAATAAAAATAGAAAACGATATAACTGAAATAGATTTGTCACTAAAATCATTAAAACTTTCGATTGAAGATATAAATAAAAAAATAGATAAATTATGTAAGATTGTTGACAATCATATTGTACCTGATTGTGACAAAATGAGCAATCATATAAATTTTATAGAATCGGTTTATAATACAGTAAAGAATCCGTTAGGATTTTTATGTAATAGAATTAATAGAATTATAAATGGTAAACATTATTCACTAACAGATAAAGGCCAAACTTCATTTAACCACTTTAGTCGCGAAATATCAATCCAATAATTTGCAATATTATCACAAATATCATAAGGAATATTTTTTAAATTATTTTCTAATATGGTACTAAATTTTTTATGTTTATTACGAATCCAATTTTCATAGGTAAAAGTACCATATGTACATTTTTCTAGTAAAAGTGTAAGTGATTTATTTCTTTTATATTTTGATGCTAATGCAGCAGCATTTGACTCAACATAAACATCATTAGCAATACAATCATTTAGATCTGCTCCAAATAATAATAATGTCCTTGTTGTTCTTGTATTACCTTTAGCTGCTGCATAATGTAAGGGACTCCACCCAAATTTATCTTTTATTGTTTTAGATGCACCATTTTGTAAAAGTATTTCACAGCTTTCAAATAGACCTAAATTCGCAGCATGATGTAAAGGAGTTTCATTCATATCTCCAGTAATATCTATATTTGCACCCATTTCAATAAGAATATTAATCGCATTTATAATATATTCAGGTACTCTTTGAGATGATTCATCATAATGTGTCACGACCCAATGTAGTGCTGACCACCCCCATTCAAGAACATTAATATTTACCCCACTGTTAATTAATTTTTTAACCTCTTCAATATTATTTCTTTCCGCTGCCGCTATTAGTAAATCTTGTGGTGTATCTTCATCGTCGGTATAATCAAATTGATTATTGTCATTATAAAAATAAGTGATATCGGCGGGATGTGGAATAGAAATTGTTTGCCCATCAAAATCTTCATAATCTATAGATTCTTCATCATCAGAATGTTCATTTTTGAATTCTGACATAGAATTATCATATGTTATAAACATATTTTTAAATCTGTATATTATATTTATATATATATTTCAATTTTAATTATTTACTTCATATCATGTTCTGTTAGAATATAAGCCCAGTGTTGTAAACTTTGTCTTATAACAGGACTTATACTATAATCATTATATTTAGAATTGTTTGCTTTTATTTTATTTATTAATGATCTTTTAAAACGACCATTTGGTCCACAAAAATTCAACCATCTCTTTATTTGACGTTCATCTTCTTCTGGTATTCTTCTACCATTATAAAAATTGCAATACCATTCAACCCATCCATAAGGATCATATTTTGATATCCAGTTTTTATCTTCCCAAAACTCCAATGTTGTACCACACTTTACTTTGTATTTATTTAATGATTTATCATACTTATTATATGGTCTTGTTAGTAAATTATCGTCTATTTTCTCCCACCATCCCAAAGATTTAAATTTTAAATGACGATTTTTATGAGATTTACCTGTTACTTGTGATTTTATAGGTCGCCAATAGGTTCCACCAAAACTTCCCATTTCAAAAATTTCATTAGGAGTTAAATTAGGTTTGAATTGTTCTATATAAGGATCATTATTTTTATTTTCAAATAAAATTTTTGTCATTGTATTGATACTATATAATAAGATAATAAGAATAAAATAATAAGAATAAAGCAAAAAATTGAAAAATATTTATCCTTATTATTTACAAGTATAGGAAACCTACAGAAAATAACGAGTTTCCATAAATCAGCACATAATAAAGAGACAGTGAAAATGAGCAATCTTGATATTATCAAGAGTTACAAAGACAATATGACTATGAACACACACTTGTTCAAAGGTGATGTTTTGGTTCATAAAAGAGGACGAGGTGAAATCAAGTGGGTGGCAACACCTGAAACGCTGGATATTGTCTTTAGTAATCTTAAGCGTTCCATTCATTCAAAAACACCAATGACAGAACTTAATAATCTATTCACGAGTATCGAACAAAATAAATTTGCAACACAAATAAAAATTTTTACTAAATTTTATACTAATCCCCAATTCAATTCAAGTGACATCAATCTTGGTTCTTGTCCTCAACTTGATAAAAAAATTCCGTATAACATCCACAAGCAAGACAAAGAATATTTTGTAACCCTAATTCTTAATTGGTATGAAAAGTATTATCTTTGGAAACAAAAAAACAAGAAAGACAAAGCGAAGATTTATGTCGAAGAAAACATCAAACTCGTCAAAAGTGTCGAAGTGACCGAACCGGTTGTCCGCGAGGCAATTCCTGTTCCCGAGGGTTGGCAAGATCTAGTAGATGGACAAGTTCCTGATTCTTGGGATTGTGAATCCGAAGAAGGAGAAACTGCTATTGCCCCGGCCCCGGATACATGGGAAGACATTGTAGAAGAAGATATTTAGCACCGACATATAAGGACATTAATTTTAAAATAAATTTAAATACACATACATAATATATCCAATGGCAAAAAATAGCGAATACGAATCATTAGAACATGCAATAAAAACCGACCAAAAACAAGAAGAATTACAATATTTTGTTGATGAAGTAGGCGAATATACAGTAAAAGGGGTGGGGCAATGGAATGGTGGACTTTGTAGTTGTTTTAATAATATTTATCCTTCCCTGTTTTGTTCTTTTTTTGCCCCTTTATTGTATACATCTTTACTATATTCAAAATTAACTGAAAGTCGCAGCAATCTATACAAATGTTTAGCTGTGTTTACGAGTTTAAATTGTTTAGGATTTTATTTTAATTTTTTTACATATAATCAAAAAGCAACTTATATTATATTTATGCTAGGTGATGTTGCAATACTAGTATTAGCTACAAAAGTAAGAACTGGTATTAGAAACTTAAAAAAAATACCAGGTTCGGAATGTGAAGATCTATTAGTATCTGTATTTTGTACTTCTTGTTCAGTAGCACAATCAGGGCGTACGCTTTTGGAACATGAAAAAATATGTGAATGTGTTTGAATATAAAAAATTTTAAAGGTAAGTGATATATTTAAGGATACCCGAGGTTAGTATTTGGCTAGTTCGGTCATACTTTTGTAAAGATTGTGATGCAATCATAATAATCATTTCTATTATGTAAAAACTTAATTGGAGTCATGCTATATGGACACCAATCAATCATAATTTGCTTGTAATTAACATTATATTTTTTTAATTCATTTTCAACAAATTGTTTGGAAACATTAGATCTCCAATCTCTATTCATATATATATTTTCAGATGCTTTATTTCCTAGATTTGAATGATGTAATAGACATTGCCCACCTGTTTTGAGAATTCTAACGATTTCTTTTATATAGGAAACGATCGTATCTCTACTAAAATGAACTGCTGAATCAAAACAATGCACATGCGTTACGGAATTAGATGGTAAATTTATTGTTGAACCATTATTTACATGATAAAATATATTACGTTTATGCTTTAATTTTTTTTTGCAATATTCGATTGCATATGAGTTATAATCAATCAAGTGAATTGATTTATATTTCCTTTGTACAAAAAAATGTCGAGTATTTCTACCTCTACCACATGCCAAATCAACTATAATTGATTGATTATTAAGATTTTTGTAATATTCATGATATATTTCTAAATCATTTAAATTTTGTTCAGCTTTTTTATAATATATTGACCATAAAGTTTCTGTAAGAAATGTCATCTTTTAATACTATATAGAATTTAATTTAACCAGTTTCAAGAGTCCATTTTAAATCTTAAACAGAGTTCAGAAAAATAATAACATATGTATTAAATGAAGTTTAATTTAATTTATATATTATGTTATTACATAAAAAATTTAAAAAGAAAAACATATACATATATTATCTAGAGACAATGGAGGATGGTATCAATAATCCAGAAAACCAACAGAAAAAAACACCATTAGAAAATACAACTAATTCGAACAATACATCCGACAAAAGTGGATCCAAGGTTACCTTTAATAGTATAATCACAAATTATCTTGATAAAATTTTACAATTACTGGGATCTAATGACAACAATAAAGAAAAAGCAACAATAAAAAATTGAATATATATTTACACATAATTTTAATAATTATTTCTTAACATATAAAAAATAATTATTAGCATATATGTATAATATTTTGAAAAAATATATGTTTGAAACTACATACTGGATAATTGCTATAGTATATGATAAATCAGAAAATATGATAAATATAGTTTCATTTGCTTTAAATAAAAAAGATTTGGAACTAAAAAATTCAAATAATAAAATATTATCTACCAACATTAAAAAAAATACATCATGGGGACATTTTAGTACAGGGACATTTACACCAGACGGAGAATATTATTAAAATATGACCTATATTTCTAATAGAGGATAGCGATAATTTTCAAAAATCCAACTTTCAATGGAAGGAATATATTCATATACATTTGCAAAACCTTCATCACAAGACGGTGGTTCAAATTTTTTTCGGAAAGCATAGTAAGCTACTTTTGGAATCATCTTTGGTGAATCTTTATTAGTCTCACAACGAAAATGATTCATATGATATGCTACATTGATGGGTGTTGCACAGTGAACGCAATAAATAGGAATTTTGGCTTCTTGTGCCTTTTGAATATAATAACGACGAGAGACAATATCAGGAAATGTATTGTCAATGATAATCGAACACTTTCCTAGATTATTCAAAAAAACTTTTCGTCTTTTTGAAAGCGTTTTATGTGAATCTTGGTTAATGATAATATATTTATTGCTATGTATAAATTTAAAAGGAAATCTCTTGGCAAATCGAGATTTTCCCGAAGCTGGATATCCACACATCATAATAATTTTATAAGAATCTGTAAATAGTTCAATGTTATCAGCAATAGGTTTACCACATAATTGTAGAGGAGGTGGAATATTATATGGAGTACTGTTTCTATCACGAAATACATCTTCTGGAGTAACAAACTTTAATCCAAGATTAAATGCAAATAATAGATCGCTATTTGAAAAATCTCCCACACGACCACACGCATCTCCACAATAAAATTCAATAAGTAAAGGATTGAAGTGTTCCTTAATTACACGGCAATTGGGTTTACGATATTCATCTCCATAACAAATGAATACTGTTGTAGTAATATATAGATTGTCAAAAATTTTTTTAACTTTATTAGCAATAGATTCAGCATTTTTTGATGATTGGTTTGATACAACAATCACGTGATAACCATCATAATGAAATTTCTCCAATTTCTTTGGTACGTTTTCGTTTAACCACATCCAATCATCTTCATTATCTGGGAATTTTTTACCTGATTTGGTTTTGATTAATGTATAATCAAGATCAAATGCGACATATTTTTTAAGATTTGCATCGGGATTAAAAGTTTGAATATTTACCGGAATGTTTTCACTAAACCACATTATAATTTGTTATTAGTGTATGTATTCGTATATTTCTATTAATATATATTTTCAATTTTATTGTTAGATAATTTTGGATAAATATCCCAAAACACATGCCAAGTCCATTCCAAAAATCTACCAGATTTACAATTTGGCAAACGAGTAGTAATTATCCAGTTATATAAATCTTCGTAAAATTTCAAAGGCAAATTTGTTATTAAAGATTTATGAACTAAAAATTGAGCACTCCCTCTATACCCT